GTGACCGATTTGAGATAGGATACGAGTACGATCCCGTTACAGGACAAAAGATACCACATCAATGGGATTCAAGAACAAGTGATGGCAGACCGCTACACGACCATATGATGGAAGACCAACTGTGGGGCGAGATTCGTCGTGAGGCACGCACCAATCCCACTTTACAAGACGCACTAGAACATGCTATAATGATCTATCGACTGACCAAAACCAAATGAGTGATAAACTAAACATTGCCAATGAGATGCGTATGTTCGACCGCAAGGTTAGATCATTCTACGACGACTTGACCGCAGAGGAAAAGAAAAAGTTTTCAAACTATCTCATGATACGTTGGGGCTCCTCAGTGGAAGGCTCAAGGGAACTGCAAGAGTTTTATGTCATCAGTTGCAACGAACGACTGAACAAACACTTCTTTGATGTGGCCAAACACCCTCGATTGCAATGGCTCATGGCCACAACAGTGAGCCCTGACATGGGCACACCAAGACATCCGTGGATTGCGCCACGCAAGAAAGAAGCAGGACTCAGTGCCAAACGCCGAGCATTGATGGCCATGTACCCCACTTACCGAGATGATGAGATAGATGTCATGGCACAAATTACAACTCAAAAAGAAATAGACGCATATAATAGGTCTGCCGGCGCTGACAAAAAATGACATTCACGTGTGAGTATTGCAAAAAAACATTCATGAAAGAATCAAGCCTGTTGGTGCATTCTTGTGAGCCCAAGCGAAGACGTCTCAGCAAGGATGAAGCAGGGGTGCGCCTGGGTTTCCAAGCCTACATCCGGTTCTACGAAACCATGCAAGGTTCGGCTCGAAACAAAACACACGATGACTTTTGTGACAGTCCGTATTACCGAGCATTTGTTAAGTTTGGGAACTATTGTGTAAACTCCAATGTAATTGCGCCAGCAAGATTTATGACTTGGTTGCTCAAAGCACAAAAGAAGATCGATCATTGGTGCAGTGACAATATCTACACAGAGTATTTGATAGAGTACTTGCGTGTGGAAGCAGTGGATGATGCCCTGGCTAGAGCGATAGAACACAGCATGAGATGGGCAGAGGAAACAGGCAGCCCCTCACATGACTGGTTGCGTTATGGCAACACCAATAGTCTATGTTATGCTGTCACAGCCGGACGTGTCTCACCTTGGATAATCTACAATTCAGAATCCGGGCAAAAGTTCCTGAATGAACTCTCAACAGAACAAGTGGCCATGATTTGGCCCTACATTGATTCAGACGCTTGGCAAAAAAAGTTCTCAAACTATCCAGCAGACCAAGAGTACGTGAAAGATATATTGAACCGGGCAGGATGGTAACATGATTAAGAATATAACACCAGGGCAGGGCATAAACATCAATAACAGCCATGTAAGCTGGCCTAGTTTTTACAACACACCCTCTAGCAATTCTTTAGTAGGACAAATGCGCTACAATGGAAGCAATCAATGCATTGAAGTGTATGATGGCAACAGTTGGTTAATGATGGGAAATTCGTACCCCACAGTTGAACTTGCACCACATGTTCAGGCTGTGGTCACCTGGGCGCAGATCAAGATGGCCGAAGAAGAAAAAATTAAAGCACTTGCCGCCAAGCACCCAACAGTGGCCGATGCTTTATTGGCCAGGGACCGAGCAGAAGATGCTGTTAAAATTGCAGCCGCATTGTGTGCAGTATGAGCGCAGATATTTAAATTTGATGTTGTCTATGTTATTGATAAATAATGTTATGAAAAATATCAAACCAACGTCACTCTATATCAAACAACATAATAAAACGAGACTAAAATATTTTGGTAAGACAATTCAAAATAATGTCGAAAAATATAAAGGTTCAGGTTTGTATTGGTCAGAACATTTAAAAATACATGGCAATGATGTCTCAACGGTATGGACGAAAACATTTGATGACGAACAACAATTAACTGAGTTTGCCATTACATTCTCTGAAGAAAATAATATTGTTAATTCAAACGAATGGGCAAATCTTAAACCCGAAAATGGATTAGCCGGGGCAACACCAGGGCACACATATGGTAAAGCAAATAAGGGTAAAAAACGCGGACCATTATCAGAAAGCCATAGAGCAAACGTGTCCGCTGGCCTTAAAGGGAATACCAATGCAAAAGGGGTAACAGGTTATACACAATCTCAAGATCACATTAACAAAAGAATGGAGGCACACCGCGGAGTTAAAAAAGGCCCTCAAACTGTTGAACATATTGCGAGCAGATTTGAAAAGAAACAATGTGAATATTGTAAAGGACATTTTTCACCGACTAATCATACACAATGGCACGGTGACAATTGTAAGCAAAAATGAAAAAAGCAGACATAGATATTGATCTTGCTAACAGAGATGAGTTGTTAAAACTAATCCGGCATGTTCCGGCACGCCATATAGTTAATGGTAAAGTGCGCAAGCACAATAGCGGAGTTTATCTCACGGACATTCCTGCAGATCCTGTCAATCAGTGCGCCGCAATAGATTATGAGGAAGCAGAACAGCGTGGATATTTTAAATTGGACTTTCTAAACATGAGTGTGTACCAGTTGATCCGTGATCCCGTACACTATGAAGAGATGCTCACAGCCACGCCACCTTGGGAAAGACTGTGGACAGATCATGCTTGGGCCAGTCAATTGGTACACGTGGGCAACTATACTGATCTACTGGTACATATGAAGCCAGATTCCATACCCAGGATGGCAGCTTTTATATCTATCATACGTCCTGGCAAAGCACACTTGCAAACACGCCCATGGCCGGAAGTGTTTAAGAGCGTATGGGATGGCGACGACTCACAAGGCTATACATTTAAGAAAAGCCACGCAGTTAGTTACGCAGCCTTGGTTGCATTACATATGAATTTGCTGAACTCTCGGTAACACAATCTCTCTTGCAAATTTTTGATGCATGCTAACTATAGGGTGCGGATCTAGGATTGAATTGTCGTTTCGTGCAAATTCTCCGATGCAATCCTTGGCATTGTTTACAAAAAACCAATTGGAAAAATCAAAATTTTGAAACTCAGGGCACTCATTACAATGATACCCTATGTTAGACTCATCTCTAATTAAAGAGTTTAACGGAGTTTGACCAGTCCAGTAGTTAACAAAACTGGTAAACAAAAATTTGTATCCACGACTTTTTAAATAGCCTTCTAATAGCACAAAATTTCTCAAACTACTCAAACACAAATCAACCGGATCAGATATTTTATATAGATGGCTAAATATTTTTTGACCCAACGCAGTTGTACGCCAACTTCCACTTGCGCCGCCACTTGATGCCCAGTGGCTGCCATTGGACAATTGAGTTACCATATTTAATTGTGGTTTCATGTAGTTAAACCAACTTTGGCTTATTGGTACGTCAATTCTTGTTGGACCAGACCACATGATTATAACCAAAGTCTCAGCAGGGTCAGGACGCATCTGTTCAAGATAACTCACTGTGCTCTGACAGATATAGTTGTTGCCTGCTCCTGAATTGGCCAAGTTCACATGATTTTCCACAGCCAATTCTTCGGCCAACCATGTTGCCCAAGTTTTGATTATCCCGTCGGGATGATTGACGTATTCAGTGAACGAGCATCCGTTGGCAATGAAGTTTCGGATCAATCCATTCTCCGCACAAGTGTAATTGATTTGCGCTTGCTTTTCTTGCGCACAATGTCCAACAAACTGCAAGCAGGACCGTGCAAAATCTCTAGATCTTTGTTGACAAATGTGCGTAGGGTATAACGGAATTGTTCCCAATCTTTGCGTAAAAAGATGTTTATGGGTATGGATCTATTGCTTTCCCACCACCAAGTCGACGCCAATTCCAAGAATAACATTTTGGCCTGCTGATCAGTTACGGTACCAAAGTCGTAGATAGTGGTAACAATATCGTCTCTATTTTGTACCACACCCACATATTCTGCATTGGCATAAACACACAATGTGATAAAGGGATACTTTTCCGTCAATTTTTCAAAAATATTATTACCCATAAATACTGTTTCGAGGATCCTATGTATTCTACAACCGTTTACTTATACCAACAAATCGTCCGTGTACTTTTGATAGACACCAGTGGCGGTTATTTTACAAAGAGGTACGACCCAGTGTACGCAAAACAACTAACAATCAACAAGGGGGTGGACAATGTTCTGCTCTTTGAATTTATCAATCAAGACCAAAAGCCTGTGAATATTGCAGGTTCCAGTTTTGTTTTCCGTGTGGTAAATCAAACCGGAGATGAACTCCTGATCACCAAACCCATGGAAATCCTAAGTTCCGCACTAGGCAGAATCAAAGTAGTGCTCAGCACAGAAGATACTATCAACATCCAAGCGCAACCGGCCAGTTACAGCATACAGCGCACAGCCGGCGACTATGTGCAGGCTGCATACACAGATGCCAACAGCCAGGCCAGAGCAGATTGCAACATTGTGGATTCAGTGTTGCCCGCACATGTGCCGGCCGCAGAATGCACCGTGCCTGACATGTACGGCAAACAGAATTACTTTGGCGTGGGACCAACACAATGGCCGGACTGGGCACTCACACCACAGCCACAAAACTCCATTCAAATGACTGAATTCTATTCAAGTTACATGCCCACAAACGGCGCAAGTCTGACCACTGTCAAGTATGACCTGGTAGGCTACACAGGCACGGTCAAAGTGCAGGCTGCTCAAAACTACGAATCAGTTTGGTACAACGTGACAGAGAGCCGTCAGTATCTTAGCGAAACTGTGAGTGATTACTTCAACGTGGTTGGATTCCATCCCTTGTTGCGCCTGGCATTCAATAACTCGATCGGTTTTGGTGCCCAGGGCAATGTGCAGGTAAGCAATGGTGTGGTAACCGGAATCAGCATTACCAATGCAGGTGTTGGATATGTTGCTCCTCCCCTGATCGAAATACTAGGCGATGGGTCCGGCGCCACAGCAACATGTACCATTGGCGACAACAATCAAATTTCGGGCGTGACCATCACCAATGGTGGTTCAGGTTATTTGCCAATCCAATTCCAAAGCAATGTATGTGCCACAGCATTGTTTACAAACGGACGAGTGGAAAACATTCAATATCGTTGATCTAGTGTGACAATTATGTTATACTAGTCAAATGCTTGACATCCTTGCTTATCTACCTGCAAAAAGAAAACCCAGTCCACAGGGCTGGCTGAGTTTCAATGCGGTATGTTGCACTCATAATGGACAAAGTGCAGACCAGCGTGGTCGTGGCGGTATCAAAGCAACTGAACAGGGCTGGAGTTATCACTGCTTCAACTGCTCGTACACAGCCAGTTTTGTACTGGGTCGTACTGTGAGTTTCAAAGCCAAGAGATTATTGGGCTGGATGGGCGTGCCTGACAACGAGATTGAAATGCTCAATCTTGAAAGTCTGCGTCATCGTAGCATACACGGCATACTAGAAGATCGGCAACGAGTATTCAATGCGTTGAGTGCCATTGAGTTTGACGAAGCAGACGACTTTCCTCCGTTCTCGGAAGTGGTCACACCTGAACATCCGCTATACTGGGATTACATACGCCGCCGCGGCGTGCCTGAAGACTTTCCCGTAATGACTTCGATCAAGAATGATGGAATTCACTGGGTTAGGCCGTTTGTGTTGGTTCCGTTCACATACGATAACAAAGTAGTAGGCTGGACCGCTAGATTTTTAGATGACAAACAACCCAAGTACATCAATCACTCACAGCCGGGCTATGTGTTTGGCACAGACTTGCAACATGCTGACTGGCAACATGTGCTGGTGATGGAAGGTATCTTTGATGCACTTAGCATCGGCGGACTTGCGGTCATGCACAATACTGTTAGCGATGCACAAGCAAGGCTAATTCGCAGTCTTGGACGTGAAGTTACAGTGGTACCTGACCAAGATGTCGCAGGTGTGGAATTGATTGACCGTGCTGTGGAACTGGGCTGGGCAGTGAGCATACCTGAATGGCCAGAAGGATGCAAAGACGTCAATGACGCTGTGATAAAACTGGGCCGCCTAGGAGCCTTGCTAACTATTATGGCCGCAAGAGAAACTAGTAAGATTAAAATAGAAATAAGGAAACGACAACTTGTTAAAAGACTACTCGCTTGATGTTCAGAGATTGTTCTTAGAAATGATGTTAGAAGACGCAACAAGTTACGTGCGTGTTCAGAACATTTATAACGCACAGAACTTTGATCGAAGTTTGAGACCAGCGGCTGAGTTCATCAAAGAGCACACAGACAAACACAAGACCATGCCTGACAGGCAGCAGATTTCGGCAACCACAGGCGTTAAACTTGCACCAGTGCCAGATCTCAATGAGGGACACTTTGACTGGTTCATGGGCGAGTTTGAAGCATTTACTCGACGTCAAGAACTTGAACGTGCTATTTTGAAGTCAGCAGACTTGCTGGAGAAAGGTGAATTTGAACCTGTTGAAAAACTCATCAAAGATGCTGTACAAATATCACTTACTAAAGATATGGGCACAGATTACTTTGCTGATCCCAAGGCTCGCATTGAAAAATACTTTAACTCGGGTGGGCAAGTAAGCACAGGATGGCCACAACTGGATAGATTGTTGTATGGTGGCTTTAGCCGAGGCGAACTAAACATCTTTGCCGGAGGATCTGGTTCAGGTAAATCGCTTGTGATGATGAACATTGCGCTGAACTGGTTGCAACAAGGACTCAGTGGAGTGTATATCACACTGGAACTTAGTGAAGAACTTACTAGTTTGCGAACTGATGCTATGTTAACAAACATGAGCACCAAGGACATTAGACGTGACATGGACACAACTGAACTCAAGGTAAAACTTGTAGCAAAAAAGTCCGGCAACTATCAGGTCAAAGGCCTGCCAGCACAAAGCAACATCAATGACATCCGTGCCTATCTGAAAGAGTATCAAATTCAAACAGGTAAGAAGGTAGACTTTGTGATGATTGACTATTTGGACTTGCTAATGCCTGTGAGTGCCAAGGTTTCGCCCAATGACTTGTTTGTGAAAGACAAGTATGTTTCGGAAGAATTACGCAACTTGGCCAAAGAGTTGGCGGTACTGATGGTAACAGCAAGTCAGTTGAATCGTAGTGCCGTGGAAGAGATTGAGTTTGATCACTCGCATATTTCAGGTGGTATTTCAAAGATCAATACAGCGGATAATGTGTTTGGTATCTTTACAAGTCGTGCCATGAAAGAGCGTGGCAAGTATCAAATACAATGTATGAAGAGTCGTAGTTCAACAGGTGTTGGACAAAAGATTGATTTGGAATACAACATCGAAACCATGAGAATCACAGACGAAGGCGGCGACGAAGGAACTGGATACAACAAGCCACAAAGTTCGATCATGGATTCAATCAAGGCTCGCAGTCAAGTCAAACCCGCAGAAGAAGGTGAATCCACCGCACCACCTTGGGAACGTGCTAGACCTCGAGAAGATTTTGATTTAGAAACACCCAAGGTCACAGCAGATGTACAAAGTGCAAAACTAAAACAACTGCTGGGACAGATCAAAAATTCGTAAGTTTATTCAATTCAGGTAGATAGTCTTGCCATTTGATACCTTTGGCAGCGTCTTGTTTGTTTATTTGTTTCAAACATTCTTCCCAATTCAGTTGATCAATGTCAGTATGATTGGTTCCGATGTAAGTGTCAAAATCAACTTCAGAAAGCACATCTTTTAAATGTTGTTTAATATTTTGGGGCAATGCACGAGGTTGTAACCAAGCAGGACGATAAATGGGGTTGTTACTGTAAGGAATTTGATTTTGATTGAACCATTTAACAGTTTGATCGTGATATAATATATTCAGATTGCTCAAAGTATAGTTTGAACTCACGTTATCAGTCACTTGCCGAAAGAATTTTAAGTTGTCCAACAGATCCTGCCACTTTAATGGAAATCTCATGTATTCAAATACCGGTCCAGTTCCGTCGATACTGATGCAAAAATTTATATTTTTGAATTTTGACAGCACTGTTTTTTGATGATCACTCAGTGCAACACTGCCGTTGGTCACCATGCTCAAAAACACAGTATCATTGCCCAGTTCCAACAAATGCTCAAGCAATTGAAAATTCTTTTTTTCGTAAAGAGGTTCACCACCAATGAGGCTTAGCATTTTGAGTTCTGTAAAATTTACTTTTTGTTTGACCCAATCAACATCCACAAAAGTAGACCGTTGAATTGGAATAGTAGGATTGATTCTATGATTGAGTTGACTCCAACTGCTACTGCTGTGATCACCGCAACTGACACAGGTGGCATTACAGGTATAACTGGTCATCAATTTTAGCATGAGTATGCTATTTTTATCTTGTTCAGCATCCTGTTTGATAAACTGTAGATCTCGATCCCAGTACCAATCCAGTGCAGAATTTTTTAGTTGTCGATCGCTTTGTAAACTTTGTTCTTCAAGATTCCAACATTTTTGACACTCAACAGGTTTTTGCCCCTCAAGCATCTGTTTTTTAATTTTGTCTATATTATACTTTTGTGGCAACAAACAGCAATGTGTTTCTTGTTGATTCCAATGGATTTCTCTGCCAAACCAAGGCAGTACACAAAAAGTATCCATGTATTAAATTAACTTGCAGTAGTAACAGCAGTCCAGGTAGTGCTACCAGTGGTATTCACATACATTCTGGTACTGGTTGAACTACCATCTGTTCTCAAATACAGACTGCCTTGTGCCGCACTCAGTGTAGGCGCACCGGATCCAAAGAACACACCAAGATTGGCTGTGCTTGACATCAAGTATCCAGCACCGGCTGTGCCACCTGCAGGAACTGCGGTTCCGCTTAAAATTCTAGAATTACCAGCACTAGACATAACTCCGCCGGAAATAATGTTACCACCTGTAATATTACCCGTAGCAGATATTAATCCAGAGGTTAGATAGTTTGCCGCGGTGCTGTTACCAGTACTAGAAATTAACCCACCGTTTAAAATATTACCACCTGTAATATTACCCGTAGCAGATATTAATCCGGCTGTGCGTATATTGCCACCAGTAACGTTGCCTGTAGCACTCACCAAACCGCCAGTTAACAAATTTCCTACAGTAACGTTACCTGTAGCAACTTCAATGTTACCGATAATATTACCGGCAACATACAAGTTACCACCAACACCAACTCCGCCGGCTATAATTAATGCACCGGACGTGGTACTGGTACTGGCAGTAGTAGCGGCTATATTAACTGTGTTTGTATAATAGTTGAGTGGACGATTCAAATCATAGATAGCAATTGTGGTGCCAGAATCTACACTACTAAAACCAAATCTGTATGTACCAACAGCACCAAATGTAATAATGTTAGCACTATATCCTTGAATACCTGTGGTACCCAAACTTACAGCACTAGGTAGTGTAACTGTGTAAGAAATATTAGTAACAACAATGTCAACATAAACAACACCTTCGGATCCAGACGAGGGCCAGTTTGAGAAACTCAGGCTTATGTTGGCACTGGGTGCAACCAATTGATACTGCCCAGCACTATAATCAATGATAATAGCACCTGCGGTAGCAGTTTGTTGTAGATAAGTGTAACTAACATCATTTAATTTAACGGCGTATATTAAGTTATCTGCCATGTTGTTGTCTAGTGTGGTACCTGTTAATGCGGCTTTAAACACACCTTTGTTTTCCAAGTCGGTAATCTCTGTTGCGGCTGTTTGGAAATTGGTTTTGATGTTGGTAAAATTATCTCTAAAGCCCTG